GCGCCACTTGGTCGCGGCTTCGGTGTCGTCCCAGGTGAACTGGTCGTGCAGGGGCGACGACTTCTTGCGGGCCTCCCTGACGACTGCCTCAGCGGTCAGGCACCCGTCACGGTCGTAGATCTTCTCCAGCGCAGCAAGAACGGTCACCCGGCCACCTCGAACGTGCCGTAGGTGCCCGTGGCGGACTTGGGGGAAGTGGGGCGCCACTCCCCGACACCACCGATGCCGGCGGCGTCCACCAGGGCGAGGATGGATTCGTTGTCGAACTGACCTTCGATGGTACGCACCCGGAGGGTGGTCGACCACGGCCAGTACTGCGCTCGGTAACGAAGGTCGGCCACACCGGAAGCGTTGCGGGGGGTGTCCTCCCGCATGGTGATGTCGCCGTACTCGATGGGGACGAGCTGGTCGGGACCGTCACCGATGACGAGCACGGTCTGCTTGACCAGCACTTGCGTCACGCCATCGAACAAGCGTGAGGCGTGGACGATGGCCGCCTTGAACGCGGTGGCGGGAAACCCGTCACGACCATCCTCGAAGCGGTAGCGGGACGCCTCGAAGTTGGCGACGGGGTCCTTGGGCTCCTTCTTCGGGCGGGCCTTGGTCTGCTGCGCCGCGAGCATCATCGCCTTGGCCTTCTCGGACCAGCGGTTGACGATGAGCGGCGACGTGCCCTGGATCGGGACCTCGAACACCACCCGCTGCAAGCGCGGGAGGCTAAAGGTCGGTTCGTCGGTGGTAGCATCGGCCATGTCGGACCTCCTTGACAGGTCTGGCCTGACCCCCCGGCCGTTTGCGCGGTGCGGGGGGGTCATCTATTTGGTGTGAACCCACCTTACATGCTCACGGGCCACTACGCAAGGTAAGAACTGGAGGTGTCGACCCGATGCGGTGGGGTGACAGCCGAAGCCGCCACCCCACCACCCCCTCGGGCCAAGGGGGAACTACGCAGCCTCAGGTGGGCTGGCTGACGACGGCGCCGAATGGGAAGGTGTTCGCGTCCGACTGGCTCGAGGTGGGGGTCACCGGGTCGGCGACCGCCCACGCGCAGCGCATCACGCAACGGAGCGCCACGGCGTCCTGCTGCATGAGGTTGAGGACCACCACACCGGAGTCGTCCGAGATGACACCGGTGTCGAACACCTGATAGGTGAGATCCTGACGGACGCCGACGACGGCCTTCGACCAGTCGCCCGCGATCACCGTGTAGTCGGTGTCCCAGGCGCCGTTCTTCACCTCGAACAGCTCCTGCCCGTACAGGCGGGGGTTCATGGCGAGGCTGTCGGCCGACTGCTGGTAGATCAGCTCACCGGTCGTGGCACGCAGGCCGGCGAGACGCCACCCGATGCCCGGCGCGGCGGCGAAGCCGTTCACGTCGAACCCGTCCTTGGCAATGGCATGACCCACGTACGAGAGGTCAGCGGCGAAGTCGTCGCCGGACACACCCTCGGTGAAGTCGTTGTTGCTGGCCTCGATGCCGGTGGCGAGGGCGGCGCCCCACGTGGAGGGCTTGTTGGTGCCCCACAGAGCGGCGTCGTCGAACGCCTTGCCGAACGCCTGACCGATCAGCGGCCGGACCACGTCCCAGATGGGGGTGGCCGAGTCGTCGAGGTACGCCTGCGCGATCGGGACGATCACGGCCAGCTCCTCGGCGACGAGCTCGAGGTTCTCGAAGTCGACGGACGAGGTCTGCTTGCGACCGGTGTCGCCCGACACGAAGTAGGCCGACGGCAGCGAGGTCAGCACGGGCTGACGGTTCGACTTGGTCGACATCGGCACCTTGCGGGCGAGCGACATCACGGCGCTGGCCCGGGTGGCGACCTGGATCACCTCGGAGGCGTGCTGCTCGGGGACGAGCGGGTCGTTGGTGTTGGACGCGTAGGCGTCCCGGGAGATGCTGGTGTTGTAGGCCACTGTGCGGCCCTCCTTGTGGGGTTAGCGACCCCGCCCCGCCTTCCGGCGGATGAGGTCATCCATCGAGAAGCCCTGAGAAGGCGTCGCGCCACCACCGGGGAGTGCCGTCGGCTTCGCGCCGACAGCGAGGTACGGCTTGCTCTCGGCAAGCCTGCGAACCGCAGCCGTGATGGCCTTGGTGTCGACTTCGCCGTCCTCGTCCACCTCGAACTCAGCGAGGTCGAGCAGACGCACGGCATCTTCTGGGTCCTGCAACACGCCACCCGCCGCGGCCTTCACCTCAGCCCGGACCAGGCGGACGTTCGCAGTCGCAAGCGCCTCGGACCGACCCTCCTCCTTCGCGGCGGCAATGGCCTTCTCCTCGGCGCTGGCGTTGGCTAGCCGGACCTTCTCCAGCTCAGCCTCAGCGGCCTTTGCACGCTTCTCGGCCGCCTTCGCGGCGGCACGCTCAGCGGCCAGGGCCTTCTTGCCGGCGTCCCCGAGTCCGTCGTCCTCGGCGGGCGCGGCAGTCGGCTCCTCGACGGGAACCTCGTCGGCGGGGGGTGCCTCTTGGGTGTCGCTCATGCGCCCATCACCCCGCGCTTGGCGCGCTGGGCCCGGATGCGGGCCTTCTCGGCCAGGTATCGCTGGAACTCGAGCACTTCGTGCGCCCGGTCTGGGTCCTTCGCCCGACGGGCGGCCTGCCCGGCGGTCTTGTATTTCTCCTGCGCCTGTTCGAGCGCCCGGACGTTCACGGCCGACCTGGACGCCGAAGCGGCTTCCTGCGCCTTGGACAGCTCGTCACGGGCCTTCTCGTACGCGACCACGGCCGCGTCGAGGTCGTTGCTGGGGGTGGGCATCGCGCCCCTTTCATGTTGGGGCCACCCGTCGCGGGCGGCCGGTGCTTCTCAGGCGGCGATACCCGCCGGGCCTGTGAAGTCATGTACACTTAGCCCCATGACATGTGAAGATGTGGCCAAGTGAAGGGTCAACTCATTGACCCAGACCAGCGGTGTTCGGTGTCGTGGTGTGACCGCTACGCGGAGCGCGGTGGTCTCTGCTACGGGCACCACAAGCGAAGGCAGCGAGGCCAAGACCTTGAGAAGCCGTGGGTGCGCCAGCCTGTCGACAAACCGTGTTCGGCCGACGATTGCGACCGGCCCGCAAGAAGTAAGGGGTTATGCGACCGGCATTACCAGCGTCTTTGCGATGGGGTGCCGATCAACCAGCCGTGGCGGGGCTACGGCCTGAAGCGCTCACTTCTAACTGACGGGTACATGGGTGTGTGGGTCAAGGACCGGCACGACGTGCCGGGTCGGTACGTCCGTGAGCATCGGCTCGTCATGGAGGAGCATTTGGGGAGGAAGCTGACAGCCGAGGAAACGGTCCACCACATCAACGGCGACAAGCTCGACAACCGCCTTGAGAACCTGGAGCTTTGGTCAGGGTCTCAACCATCAGGCCAGCGCGTTGCAGACAAGGTGGCGTGGGCGAAAGAAATCCTCGCCAAGTACGGGGACTTGCCGGCCTAGATCTTCGTGAAGGAATGGGCGGCGTCGGCCAGGACTGCTCCGAGCTCGCCGTGCTCGTGGACGGCCGGCTCGGGGATTGATTCCCCGGCGGCCTGTCGTTCTTTGAGCCGATCGACTTGCGGCGCGTTTAGCCGGTCGAAGGCTCTTGGCTTTCCATAGACGACCGGCTCAACCGAGCAGTGGCAGTTGTTGTGAACTGGCAACAGGTCGGCCCGGTAGTAGACGCGGTCAGCAATCAAAACACAAAAGTCGCAGGCGTTCGGGTCTACAACACGCTCCCACCCAATGATGATGGGACCGGGGTCGGCGGCAGCTTGCTTCTCAAAAGCATCGGCTGACGCCCGCATGGTGAGCGACACGTCCATAGACGCCGAACTAGCAGCACGCACCCCGGCGGCGTTGAGCGCATCCGAGAACTGCTGCCCGTCGGACAGACCGGACCACAACTGAACGAACGGGCGGGTGTAGACCGTGGCGGGGTCGGTGCCGTTGCGGACAGCGGCCCCAACCAGATTGTCGGCCACGAGCCCCAACGTGCGGCGCCCGGTCGCACGGGCCAAGTAAGCGTCGGTCAGCGACACGGTGCGGCGCTGGCCCGCGTCCACCACCGGGAGCGTGCGGGCGAGGAACCGGTCCACGTCCGCTTCGTTCCACGACCCAAGGTCCCGCCAGTTGCGGTCCACCCTGGCCGACACCCGCTTGCGAACGTCGATGAGAGCGTCGCGGTAACGCTCGGCTAGGACCGCTTGACGGTTAGGCACCGGCCGGCGGGACGGCAGGCTCTGTCAGAGCGTCCGGCACCGGGGCGAACAACTCCTCCTCGGCCTTGATCGCCTTGATGCGAGCGATCTCCTGCGGGCTGTAGCCCAACTGCTCCCACAGGATCTCCTCGGGCACGCCCAAGTCCTTCTGCTTGAGCACGCTGTCGACGTGCTGAGACTCGGTGCGGGACTCGGGGTCAGCCCAGATCACCTCGGCACCCTGCGCGGCGGCCAACTGGTCAAGCCCGGCAAGCGACCCCGCCAGGCGCATTGCCTCTTCCCAACCCTCGCCGAAGAACCGCATCTTGCGGCGCACCTTGGCCACCAAGCCCGTTTCGGCCGCCTTAATGGATTCACCCGACAGGCGGTCGGCGCTGGCGTTGAGGTAGTGCGGCGGGGTGCGGGAGATGGATGCGATGTGCTGCACCATCAGGTCGATGGCGAGCGTGAAGTTCCGCAGGTCGGCCGCCTGGAACACACCGAACGACGTATCCGGCGCCTCGGACACCATGAGCTCGGCCGTGTCCACCTCAGGCTTGATCGGCCGGTTCGTCACCGGATCGGTCGGCACCTCGAGGCCCGTCGCCCACCGGGCCGGGAGCGCCTGCTTCTCAGACGCAACCAACATGTCGGCCACCAGCTTGTTCACCGCGTCCTGCAACGGCATGATCGCCCGAATCTCGGACTGCGCCACGATGCCCTGCCGGGAGTGACGGGTACGGGGACGGTTCGGGAGCGGGATGACCGGCACGACACCCAACGGGTTCGGCTGCTCACCCGCCGACACCCA